GGAAAAAGTTACACACTATATAAATATTTTGATTTAGATGCTGAAAATTCTTAAAAGATTATTAGGGTTTAAAGATTCATCCGATATTGGAGGTCTTGGTATGGAAATAAGGGAACTTATAAAAGGAAAAGAAATTGACCCTCAACAATTAATAGAACTACAATCGGAGATAAATAAAATGGAAGCCAAGCATAGAACAATTTTTGTGGCTGGATGGCGTCCCTTCATTGGCTGGGTGTGCGGTGTGGCTCTTGCATATAATTTTGTTTTACGAGATATGCTTGTTTGGTATATGGGAGCAGAAACAGCTCCTCCAGCTTTACAAATGGAACATTTAATGACAGTTCTTATTGGAATGTTAGGACTTGGTGGAATGAGAACTTTTGAGAAATTTAAAGATAAAACAAACTAATGGCGCAAAGAGTATTTATATCTTATGTTGAAAAGCCAAAGAAAAAAAGACCTGGTCGCCATAGTAAAAATGCAAGTAAAGGACAGTCAGGTTACAAAAAAAAATACAGAGGTCAAGGGCGAAAGCATTAATTATTAATTTGTTATTTTTGTAGTAAATATTTAGGTTATGGCAAATGATATGAGTTACAATTCGGTTTATCACAAATCTGCTTTTGGAGATTTTGGTTTAGAAATTATTGCTTCTGGAGAGACGAGTACTGTTGGAGAGCAATACAATGCTATTCAAGCGTTAGAAGATTCAACAATTAGTGCAACTAACAACACTACTAAAGGAGACACTTCAATTAGTAGTTTAGATTTGACAACAGGAATTATTATTTATGGTTCATTTCACACGATTAGTGTTTCAGCTGGTAAAGTAATTGCTTATATAGAATAATATGTTAGGTTTAGGATTAGGTTTACCGAAAATTGGAAATAAAGTTATAGCGATTATACAAAAGCTAAAAGAATATTGGAATACAAGTCCTCATAAGTGGGAACACGAAAATCACGCTTGGGACCAAATTTAAAATTAATAAGATATGGCAACACTTTCAGGAAATAAAATAAAAGATACTTACGAATCGTTAATTAAATTTAATGATAACGGAACAGCAGATGGAACTTTACAATTGTTAAGTGATGGTGCTGGTAATTCTATTGGTATTTCAGTAGATACATCAGGAAACATCTCATCTTCGGCAGTAGGAACTTTAGTAGGAACAACTTCTTCTAATGTAGTTAACGCTACAATGTTAGATGTTAGTGGTAATGGTACAAATGGTCAATCTTTATTGTCTGATGGAGATGGAAGTTTTTCTTGGGGTTCGCCAAGTGTTACAATTGCAGATGGAAGTATAACTACTGCTAAACTAGCAGATGATTCTGTAAGTTTTGAAAAAGTAGACGCAGAGTTTACAACAAGTAGTGCGTTAACAGCAGGTGCAACAGTCGCAGTAGATTTTGACGCAGCACAAGTATTTACGCTAACACCTAACGCTAACACAACTTTTAACATAACAAACCCAAAAATAGGAGTTACTAAAACATTAATAGTAACAGGAGCAGGTGGAAGCTATACAGGAGATACTTGGACAGTAGGTGGAGGAGCTGGTACATTTAACAGAATAGCAGGTGAGTATGATGATACAAGTTCAACTAAAAACTTTTATCAAATTACTTGTGTAAGTGCAACTGAATTTTGGTATAGTATTTCTCAAATAGCAAGTTAATGTTTGGACAAGGTATAAATTTTGGTTCTTTAGCAGCAGTTGCTCAAGTAGCAGCAGATTTTCTTATAATCGCTGGTGGTGGTGGAGGTGGAGCAAATGTTGGTGGAGGTGGTGGTGCAGGAGGACTACGTACTTCTTATGGTAGCACATCAGGAGGTGGTGCAAGTGCAGAAACCAACAAGGTCTCTTTAACAGCTGGCACAACTTATACAATTACAGTAGGAGCAGGAGGTGCAATTAGTGGTAGATTTGATGGGTATGATACAGGTGGTCAAGGTTCTAATTCATCTATTGCAGCAAGTGGTTTAACCACTATTACCTCATTAGGTGGTGGTTGGGGAGATGTAGGAGGAAATGAACAAGGTCCAGGAAATGCAGGTGGTTCAGGAGGTGGTGCAAGTTCATACAATGGAGGTTCATATTCTGGAGGTGCAGGTACTGCAAATCAAGGTTTTGCTGGAGGTGCAATAACTGGTTCAGCAGGAAATTGGGGAGGTGCTGGTGGTGGAGGTGCTGCAAGTGTTGGAGCAATCGGAAATCCTGGAACTATTTACCAAGATGGTACTGGTGGTAAAGGTGGTGATGGATTAGCAGTAACTATAACAGGAAGTTCTGTAACTTATGCAGGTGGTGGTAATGGTTCAATAAATACAACACAACCTACTGGAGGAGGTGGGTATCACGGAATAGAACCTTCTTTAATAGGTCAAAGAGATGGAACAGTCAATTTAGGTGCAGGTGGTAGAGGAGGTTCTAACCCCGGCAATACTTACCTAGAATATGGTGCAGGTGGAAGTGGTGTTGTAATATTAAGGTTACTGACAGCAGACTATTCAGGAAGTACAACAGGAAGTCCAACTGTAACTACTGATGGAAGCGATACAATAATAAAATTTACAGGTAGTGGTACATACGTACATAGTTAAAATTAAAATAAATTAAAATGGCACATTTTGCAGAAATAAACGATAATAACATAGTAAAACAAGTAATTGTTATACATAACAACGAATTATTGTTAGGTGATACAGAATCTGAACAAAAAGGTATTGACTTTTGTGAGGGATTATTTGGACACAGAAATTGGGTTCAAACATCTTATAATGGAAATATTAGATATAATTTTGCAGGAGTAGGTTATACTTGGGATAAAGATAATGATGCTTTTTATGCACCACAACCGTTTTCAAGTTGGTCATTAAATGAAGATTATAAATGGGAAGCACCAGTACCATACCCTGAAGACGCATCACCTGAAAAAATATATACTTGGGATGAAGATAATCTTACTTGGAAAATAGTTGAACTTACAATAGAATAATAAAATGAATGGATTTGAACCAACAGTATTAGGAATTAGTGTGTACGTGATAACAATAGCAGAGATTAATCAATATCTACAAGGACTTCTAATTATAGCAACGTTGGTTTATACAATAATAAAAATATCACAACTATTAAGAAATGGCAAAGATTGATATTAATGGAAATGGTAAAGCAGATTTTTCAATTAACATAGGACAAGTAGTAATGCTTGTTTCTCTTGTTGTATCAATGGCAGGTTCATATTATAATTTAAATGCTAAAATAGAAGAAGTAGCAACTCTTGCAAGAAAAACATCACATAATCAACAAGAGTACTGTTTTCCTAATACAAGAGCAGTAGAAGATGAAGTAGAACAATTAAAGATAGAACAAAGAGAGTTTCAAACAGAATTAAGATTTATATTAAATAACTAATTATGGTAAGAATATTTGAGTGGTTAGCACAACAATTTAGAAACTTTAATAGCTGGTTTGTAACAAACTGGAATAACATCATTAAGAAATTACTATTTAAAAACGGACTATAAAATATATTAATCAAAAATTAATTATATTTGTATAAAATAAAACACAATGGCAAGTACAGTATATAATGGAACAAATTTAATTTTAAAGGTCATCGCAGATGGTGGTACTTTAGCGGCAATTGGTCATACGACTTCTTGTACAATTTCTCTAACAAACGATATGGCAGATGCTACAACAAAGGATTCTTCAGGGTTCTCTGAAAGCATTGCGGGATTAATTTCAGGTGAAATTTCTTTTGATGGTCTTGTAGATTATACAGACTCAAATGGAGCTACTGAATTAGCTGGATTTTTATTAGGTCGTACAAGGTGGATTTTAGCTATGGTACAGAAACAACGGGCGATACAGTTTATACAGGCGAGGGATTTCTTACAGGATTAGAAGTTTCTGGCGAAATGGAATCTGCGGTCAGTTACAGTGGAACTATTCAAGTAACTGGAACAATTACAGCTACAGTTAACTCTTAATAAATGAACAAAAAAAGAGGTTATTACACTCTTAATGTTGGAGGTAAAGAAAGGGTACTTCATTTTTCAATGAACTTTTGGGCAAACTTTACAGAGATATTAGATATATCTTTGGAGGAGATTGGCGTTGTGTTCGAGAAAGGAGTTTCATTAAAAGCAATTCGTACTCTTATATATTCTGGACTTTTGGCGTATGACCAAGAAAATGGTAATGATATTGAATACAATGAATATACTGTTGGTAGTTGGTTAGAGGATATTACGCCTCAAGATTTAGAAAAAATTATATCTGCTATGATGGAATCAAAAATTCTTGGTAATGAACTAAATGTTGGTTTATCAAGAAAGAGTGATGACACAAAAAAAAAGTAGATAAACTTGCCTGGGAGGATTTAACAGATTTCTATATAGGACAAATTGGTATTATCCCTGATAATTTTTGGAGTAACACTTGGAAAGAAAATATACTTCTATCTGAAGCGCACTCAATTAAAATAAATTTAGACTGGGAAAG